AAGCAGGAAAGACGCTAATGGTAAATCTAAATCGATACGTATTTGGCAACGTCCAAAGGATGATCCTTTAGATGAATCCCATATCTTGAACGACTTCTAATTAAACTAAACAATATATAAGGTATTTATATGCTTGCTTCTGATATCAAAATTGGGCTGCGTGTCCGTGTGCAAACTAATGGGATGAATGCTTTGGTTGTTGGACGACCAGAGTATTACACCCCAAGCTCAAAACTAGTGCGAATAAAATACGAGAACTCCACTCGTTATGAGTACATGATTAATAATCAACTCGAATCACTCGACACAGAAGATCAATACCCACCTCATGGTGGGACATATGTAAAACCCGAGGGATCTTTCTAATGGCTGAGGCTCAACCTTCTAAAAAAGTTGGCGGCCATGCTTACGGCAGGCGCGTCAAACAGATGTCTAATACAGCTGAGGAGGGAGAGCTTTGTCTTTACTCAGGACATTCCCTTGGAAGATTCTCTTCCCACAGCATGCGCTATGACAGCCACCAAGCTTGTGTTCGCTGCGTAGCGGGTGCACGTGAAGGGCGGATGTCCTTTGATATCTCTAAGTTATTAAAAAAGAATCGAGTAAAAGCTCTTAGGTTCTGGTCATTAGTGGACATGGCTGATCCAGATGAATGCTGGGAATGGAACGGATGCATTAACAAAAGAACTAAGCAACCTCAATTTGCATGGAGAAGGCATGGCATCTCATCATCGACACAGCACCATCCTCAACGTGTTGCGATGTGGTTTACATGGGGTGATCTTGGATTCACTGGTGTTAAAACTACTTGTGGGAACAAGTATTGTTGCAATCCCTTCCATCTTATTCCTCAAAATATTGGGGTATTTGTAGACCACGATAGTTATCTAGAAAGTTTCGAGCTTGCTTGTGAGCTGCATACTCTAAGGCAACAAATTGCTGAGTATGTAATACAGCAAGCAGTGAAAGAACAAGAGAAGATTGCTATGTCTGAAGGATTGGATCAACGCGAAGATCTGATACTTAATCCAAACTCAATGTTTGATGAACGTTTTGAAGCTGTCATGGTAGATATGCTCAAAGGACGTCACATCAGTCAGACGAAACCAGATTCTCCAGGCTTGTTTGAACAACCAGAAGATCACGAAACTAATGATGAAGATCCCACATCAGAGTTTTAATTAACTTATCCTATTGAAAGAGTCATTACATTATGTCTAGACGTACAGATCTACTTCAGCAATTAATTCATTCAGACAAATTCGGGGAAGAGAAGGAGCAAGAACAGAAGTTTCTTGCTGCTACTGCTGAACTGATTCTTACTGATCTAATTACTATTGCTTCTAATGGAGTGCTTGCAGAAGGTGCAGGTTCACTGGTAATTAATCTGTGCAACGACTCTACTACTTTCATGTCAGGTAATTCGCTGGAAGCAGATATTAATGCTGCAGAAGCGAATGAAGACAATGACGTAGTTGAGTTCCTGCGTAAATTGCTGGAAGAAATTGATGAGAATGACTGGTCAAAAAATGTACTAATTACCTTGATCAGTGATGCTGGAACAAGAACATTTGCAGTCGAAGCAGGTGGGAGCCAAGAAGGCTTCCGAGCGCTCGCAGCAGAATTTACAAGCTAAGCTTAAAGAGAGTGGTTTAAAACTACCTCTTTATCCAACACCTCAATTGATTGAAAGAGCTCGTCAAGTTATGGGTTCTATTGACTATGACCCTACATCTGATCCTGTTCAGCAGGTACTAGTAGATGCAACGTCTGTTCCATCGTTAGAGACAAACCCACTCCAGGAACACTGGCATGGAAATGTGTGGGTAGCACCTAAGGGTGCAGTACGTAATACACGGGTATGGTTAAACAAAACCATTAACGAGTATCGCAATAACCATATAAATAGTTTCGTATTTTTCACTAGTGCATCCGAAATCGTCAGAGCGACTCCGGTTATATGGGATTATCCTGTGTGTATTCCTTTCCGTCGCATTAAGCAACTTCGAGCTACTTCTAAGGGCTTTGAATCAGTTTGCCCTTCAACCTGGAATGTATTGATCTATGGCCCACCTTTGGATGCAACCATTAGTGATATTGATAAGGTCACTTTATTTCATAACACCTTCCGTGACATCGGTAGGATTATATACAATGAGTATGCTGGTGATAACTGGTTCAAGGACCTAGAACATTACGAAGAGCACAGGGGTGATGTGTGATGAGTAGGCATATTTCGCCTGAAGCTTTCTATACGATGCCATCTGGCAGTCGTGTTCATCCATGTCGTTTGATCCATAAGGATGGTTCATTGATGTGGAAGCATGCACTACTAAGCAATAATGAATTCAAGTCTGTGCCTATTGAAATTGCACACGAAGCTCATATCATTAAGACTGCTCAACGATTAGAAGAGTTGAATACATGGGTCTCTCAAGGGCTAGATCCATGGGAATATTTGCGTCCTGTTAAATGGTATGACCCAGAGTTGCCAGGATTTGATCAAGGCATTACAGTTGAGTTCAAGCACACTTCTATTGCTTCTGGTCATATCATCAACAAACTACTAGAGCACAAGCAAGAGCATGAGACTCTTACTTGTGAAAATGGTTTATTCAGATTTGTAAGGTGCTAACTCATCTTGCTAATCAGGCGATCGAGATACCACCGTGCTTTCTTAGCATCTTCAGCTGGGTTGTCCTTAAGCCATAGGCGCATCAGATATTTCATCACTTGTCCTTGAAGCATCCCTTGCGTCACGTCAGGTGCATTCTTGATTGTGTCTTCGATGACATCAATCACTTCCTGCTTACCTGATGTGTAATGGCTTGGGCTATGCACACGATCAGTCGTACCAAAATCTAGCCAGGCATCATTAACTGAATGCTTCCCATCTAACTCACTTGACCGGGTCCAATTTGCTTTGTCATTCATACGATTCCAATCATCATATTCTTCCATGTCTTTAGTGAATTTGAAGTAATCCATGTATCCGCAATCATATGTTTCACTACCTAATATAAGAGTATCAACTCTTAAATGTGATATGACAGCACCCAAAGGTGATCCCACTTATATAAAAAACAAGGAGCAACATTTTATTGATATTGCTAAAGCTGTTGGAGCTGCTTCAACACATCCATCATGTCCTGGTGGTTGTGTCATCGTTCGTGATCGAGAAATCATGGGTGACGGGCGCTCACTACTTACGGACTCTCAGGTAGAGATTGATCCTGTCTGCTATGCCATCGCTGGTGCATGCAAGCGAGGAACTCCTATGACCGGTGCAACTATCTACTCAACGCGATATCCCTTCTCTGCCTCTGTCTTTCAGGCACACATCATGGGTATTCGCAAGATCGTAGTACTTGCATCTGATTGGGAGCCTTACTACAAGGATGAGTTCCGTAGAGCTGCACGACTAGCACGTGAATTAGACATTGCTATTGAACCTCATTTCGAAGACGAAGACCCAAGGCTCTCAGTTAACAAACATGCTAATCGAAAAATTGATAAGAAATTATATCCAGACCCATCCACAGACAAACCAGCGGTAGAAACGATCTATGACAACTGAACTATTATTTGATATAGAAAGCACAGGATTACTCCGTGTCGGCTCGACGATTCACTGTATTGTGATTCGCGATATCGCTAATGTAGAAGAAGCAGAAGTTTTTGACTGCAAACCAGAACGTGCAGTTATTCAAGGGGTTAAATCCCTTGAGAGAGCTGATGTTCTAATTGGCCACAATATTCTGGGATACGATGTACCACTTCTTAAAGAACAGTTTCCAGAGTTTGCACCAAGAGGTTCTTACCTTGACACACTTACTCTGTCTCGCTTGTATTATCCTCACATTAGTGAGCGAGATTATGAAAGAAGACCTATTGGAATGCCACAAAGGCTCTACGGCTCACATAGTCTAGAAGCATGGGGCTATAGATTAAAATGTTTCAAAGGAGACTTTGCTAAGAACACCAGTAATGACTGGTCTACTTACACTCCTGAGATGCTTGACTATTGCATCCAAGATACAAAAGTAACAGTAAAGCTATACGAACTATTGCAAAGGAGAATGAATGACTATTCCTAAGAAATCAGATCCACTCAACTCTGAAGAAATGACAGAGGCAGCGGAAATTTTCTTTCCGCTATTTAATATCGTTCACTCGCGTATGCCAGAAGGAGCTACTACAGAAGACTGCCTAAAGGTCATGGAGTCTGTAGCAAAGCTTGGTCATAAGAATCGAGCAGACAGGGCGGCTAAAGAGAAAGATCTCAACTTTGGATTCAACCAGCTAAAAAATAATGATGCCTGATTACGTTGCTCTTGAAATGCGGATGGCCGAGCTTATGGCTCAGCAGGAAGCAAGTGGATTTAGATTTGATACTGAGGCTGCTGTACGTGTACGTACGAAACTGCAGCAAGAGTTTGATGATCTAACAAATAAAATCAAATCAATTTATCTATACGTACCTGGTAAAGTATTTACTCCAAAGCGTGCTGACAAAAAGAAAGGCTATGTAGCAGGTGCTTCTATGACGCGCTTGACTGACTTCAACCCTACGTCACGCCTAAACATTGTCTGGGCTTTGCAAACATTCCGTGGTGCACGCTTCACTAAAGTTACTGAGACTGGTAAACCAAAAGTTGATGAAGCAACTCTCTCTGAAGTGAGAGACATTGCATTGTCTGCTGGTAACCAGAAACTGCATGACGAATGTGAGATGTTTATCCGTTTGTTGACATTACAGAAGTGGCTTGGTCAGCTATCCGAGGGAACCAACTCTTGGTTCAACTCTATGGAAGGCGACGGTTGTATCCACCACAGCTGCATTCTTGCTACTCAAACATCTAGAAATATTCATCGGGGTCCCAACTTGGGCCAGGTTGTATCTGCACCATGGGCACGTGAACTATTTGTACCTCACCCTGGTCATGTAATGGTCGGAGCTGACCTTGAAGGCCTCGAATTGCGCCTGTTAGGGCACTACTTGGCCGCCTTCGATTCAGGCTCCTTCGCTGAGGTTGTCGTCAACGGTGACATCCATCAACAAAATGCTGACCGTGTTGGATGTACACGTACACAAGTCAAGACGCTCACGTATGCGTTTATATACGGTGCAGGTGACGTAAAGCTTGGCCATAGTCTGCAGCCTGAGCTGTCAGATGCACAGAAGAAAACACTTGGCGGTGAACTCCGCCGCAAATTCCTTGACGCTATCCCTGGATTGGAGCCATTAGTAGATGCAGTTAAACTTAAAGTTCGCTCAACTGGTCGCCTTAGGGGCCTTGATGGGCGTCCTATATTCTGTCGTGCTGAGCACAGTAGTCCCAACTTCTTACTTCAGTCTGCCGGAGCAATCATCTCCAAGCGGTGGGTGGTAATTGGACAGCAGATGCTTGACGATGCGGGACTTACCTATGACCGCGACTACACCCGCTGTGCCTACGTACATGATGAAGTTCAGATGTCTGTAGTGCCTGCTGAGGTTGATCGAATGAAACGGTTGTTAGAAGCAGCAGCACCTGAGGCTGGTAAGTACTACAACCTGCGTGTGCCAATGGCTGCATCTGCTGACCATGGTGAGAACTGGGCGGCTACTCACTAATGGATTATGAAAACTGGTTAGAGAAAATTATTAGTATGCCCTCATTGAATGGAGGTGGACCTTTCCTTGCACCCATATTTGCTGATCTATTACAAGGACAAACCTATGAAACTGCATTTGAATGGTGTGCTGGCCCTGCTTGGATAGGTTGTTTATTACTGGAACAAAAAATCTGCAAGCATCTAGTGACCGGTGATATTAATCCTGATTCAGTCGCGTGCGTAGAAGCTACTAAAAAAATCAATCGATATAATATTTCTCCTTACTGTAGCAATAATATGGAGGGCATACCTAGATACAGTTTTGATCTAGTGATTGCAAACCCTCCCAATTACTGCAATATACAAATAACACATCCGTGTGGATTTCTACGTGATGATTTAAGACCATCAGATATTGATTGGCATATCCATCAAGATTTCTACAGCACAATAGCTAAATATTTACATTCCTCAAGCAAGTTGTTTATTTCAGAAGTTGATGTTGATTCTTTGGAGGTAGTTATTAATGGTGAGTTGTATGACAAAAGGGCTATTCCTCCCATCAAAGTCTTTAATCAGATGTTAGATGAAAATCAACTACAACTCGTGAATCGACATCCATATATCTTTGATAATGTATCCTGCGATATTTTAGAAATTTCACTTAAACCCCACTAGATATAATATTATCTATGGAAGAAGCATCAGTCTCATGTGTATTTGATGAACGTGCTACTCGTGCATTACATTCTGCTGTCGCATATAC